CTCAACCTCGTAGAAGTAGAGTAATTGACTACTTATCTGAACTCAATGGCAACACAGTCATTCCTGACCCTGATGATGCTACAGGTAATTGGCGAACTAATATAAAGTCTTCTATCTTCTTTCAGAAGACTTTGTTCGCATATCTTTACTTGCGTGCATTACTTCACAAATCCACAAAATCTCTTTTATCTTTTGAAAGTAAGAAATTCACTTACCTTCCATCTGCATATAGGAAGGTATTCAATCTTGGTGTCTATAAAACATCATTATTTGAAAAGATAGATAAGGCGTTGTGGTTTGGAATTCTGTCTGGAGAGTTGTCAGTGTTATTAGACGCTGACTACTCTGTGGACGAGTGGGACGATGTAGAGTTTACGATACTTGCAAAAGCACTAAATCCTTTAGAATATTATAAGTCATCAGATAATCAGTTTTACGCTTACGATGTCTTTTTACCAATTGAGAAGATTAAAGGACTTTCTAAACTCTGGAAGTATCAACCAGAGAAATTAGAAGTTTATAACTTAACTACTGATAAAGATAGAACTGACTATTTGATAACATCTATGAGAGACCGAACTACATATGGCAAAATATCATATATCTTCGGTAGATATGTAAATCCTCAAGGTGATGTTTCTTTACCTGTGAAATTCACAATATATAATGATAAAGAATTAGTAGATGTAGAGAATATACTTCACGCAGATAAACAACTACCAGTTATATCTATAGCGTTCTACTCAGATGAGATGCAGCTTTCCTACGCTGACCTCATCTGGGACTACTACAAAGAGGACAGCAGATTAATCAGGGCGATAATTGACCGTGCTATCTTATCTACAACGATGGGATTTGAGATAAACACATCTGCACTTTCAAGTCAAGATGAAGTCTTCACTGTGAAACCTTTCACAGTGATTAAATCTGTCTCAGACCAGCAAGCTATAAGACCGTTCAGTATGGCATCGTTTGACCCTAATGTTCTTCCAGTGCGTCAATTGATACTCCAAGAAGCTCAGAATGTTAGTGCGTTGACTGAGTTTTTAATGGGACAGCCGACTTCTAAGGGGCGTCCTACTGCGAAGGAAGTTGCACTCAAAACACAAATGAACCAAAATGTAATTTCAACAATTATAAATAGAATTGAAGATGAGTTCATCGCACGTATTACGAGAAAACTTATCTCTTTAATGTTCCAGTATCACCTAAACGAAATAATTAACTCTGGAATGCTTGAACCTACAGAGTTAAAAGAAATGAACGAGTTAATGAATAAGGCTATTATGGAAGATAGAGAACCATACTACTATCTTATAAAAGAATTGTATAAAGGCACCGTTGTTAAGGTGCAAGGTATGTCAGGAGTAATAAAGCAGAAAGAAGAACTTGAGAATATTATGGATATAGTAGAACTATCTTCTAATCTTGGATTGATACCATATTTGAATATGGTAGAAATCTTCAAGAGAATATTCCAAATCTTACAACTTGATAGTGAACTTGTTAGAATACCAACTCCTGAAGAATTACAAGCAATGGCAAAAGCTCAATCTGAAAAACAAAAAATATCTGAAGAATTATCTTCATCAGTATCAGAACAGATACTACAAGACAAAGAGATGTTAGCTAAACTATCACAAGACCCACAAACACTAATGGCGTATATTCAAATGATAGCTAATGCTAAAGTGTCTCAAGCTCAATCACAAGGAGGCTCTAATGCAAGTTCTGATAATGATTAATGTTATAGGAACTATAGTTAATGTTGGATTAATACTCTTTCTTTATTATGAACTTAAGAGATTGAGATTTGATTTTAACGATGAGAAAGCATCACAGCAAGAAGTTAAGACAAGAATAGAAGAATTAACAGAAGCAGTGAAATACTTAACTAAGTTAAGTATAGATAAATTTAAAAACAATAAAGAAAGAAATAAAGTGATACCATTTAAACCTGAAGATGTTGACAAAATAAAGGATATGATAGATGTTTCTCACTGAACCAGACTTTTTATCTGTAGAAGAAGCTTTTACTAAGAAAGTTAGAACACCTACTTTTATTATGTTTGGTAGTGATATTGTCGGCAGAAAAGTTGATGATGAAGTATTTTTTGAATATAGACCTAATGAAGCACTAACTCTTTATATAAAAAATTTACTCAAGATACATAAAGCTAAAGTTATTGATGATTACTACAATCCAAATAGACAAGCTTTTGTTTTAATGAACGGACACAGAATATTCTTCTCTCAAGACACAATGACCTACAAAGGTCATACACATCATCTTCTATTTCCGAAGATATACACATCAGACTTCAAAGACTTATCAGTGGCTCATAATGTTTTACAGGTAATAGAAGGTAAAAAGACAGAAGAAGAAGTAAACCAAATCTATCAAGATGTAGAGGAGATATATAAAAAATGAAAGCATTAGTGATTGGAACAGGTATAGAATTCTCACATATTTTAGCTCTTGCAGAAGCAGGAGTGGAGACATATTACTATACAGATTTTGTCTCAACCTTTCCAAGCTTTGATGATTATGCATCAGGATACGGTTTTAAGAATATAAAGAAGGTTCATAATCCTTTTACATACATAGACAAGGTAGATATTGTCTGCAACTTTGATGTTTTAAATGGAGACTTAATGGAGTTTCTGAAAAAGAAAGGATATAAAACCTTCGGAGGTGGTATAGCAACAGAGTTAGAGTTAAACAGAAAGAATTTGAAATCTGCTCTATCTGTAATGAAGTTGCAATCTCCACCATATCAGATTGTAAAAGGTTATGATAACATACCTGTTCCAAGTGTTGTTAAATTGTCTATATTCAGAGGCTCTATGGAGACATTCATTATTACAAATGAAACACAGAAGAAGAATTTAAAAACAAAGTTAGAGATAGAGTTTGGTGCTTTCTTAAATGATATGGAATTTGTTGTGGAAGAATTATTAGATTTAGACAAAAACTATGTAGAGGTAGGTATTGATAGTTTCTTTGATGCAGATAAAGGTGGTTTTCTGTTTCCTTTAATGCTGGGAATTGAGTATAAGAAAGGAGTATATATTGGAAGAGTTATTAATAGTTTCGGTGAGCTACCAAAACCAATCCAAGAAACAGTATTAAAACTATCTGACTTGTTAATTAAAACAGGTTATAGAGGAATGTTATCTACTGAGGAGTTTGTCAACCTGAAGACAGGCAGGCATTACTTCCTTGACATTACTGTCAGAGGTGCATATCCACTGTCTTTAGGTTATAGATACGCAGTAGAAAACTTTAAAGATGTAGTATTTGATAGCTCTAATCCAAAGTATAAAGGTAAATATTATGTGTCAGTGCCATTTAGTATAACAGAAACTAAAAATATGTTTGTTAATATCCGTTTTCCAGAAAAAGATAAAAGGTTTAATTTTGAGGCACTAATGAAAGTTAAAAATGATTACTATATACCTAAAGCAGAACAACCTTCAGGTGGTATTGTATGTGAAACATTTAACACTTTAGAATTTAATAAAGTGAAAAATACTATGTCAGATTTACTTGGCAAGATTGAAGCATACTCTCTAACTGATGAGTTAGAAAATTTGGAGGATTGCTATAATGCATTCCTTAAACTCGGACTGTAATATACTTGTAAAGAAAGAAGATGTAGAACAGATAGTTAAAGATAACTCTAATCTATCTTTATCTACTAAAGAAGTAGTAAATTACGCTACTCATAGACAAGTAGAAGATTTAGAAACAGCAAGAAAAATATTAATGCAGACTTATATACAAGCAGAGTTAATTTATAATGATGCATCTTTATTAAGTAAAGTAAAAAACCCAGCACGAACTATGAATGAGATATTACAGACGAAGTTAGAAGTAGCAGAAAAACTTATATCACTTTCAAACGCTACAGATAAGTTGAAACCTAAACAAGAACAGACTACTACTCCGATGATAAACATAAACATAACTACACAGAAGTCTATAGAGGACTTCATAGAAGTAGAGGTTGAAGAGTGAATATAAATACAATTAAAACAACTCTATCTTTTTCTGATTATATTAACGAACAAACAAAGTGTGATAATACAGCGTGGAAGTATAAGTTTAGTAATTCTTGGAATGAATGTGATTACTGGAGTGGTTATATCTCTTTTACAGTTATTCCGAAAGTTTACATTTTTGATATAACACACTTTCCTAAAGGAACTAAACTTAAGTTTCCTTTACCTGTTAAATCTTACAACCCTGACATATTTTCAAGTTATACTTTCAACAGAGTAGAAAGACCTACTGTTAATGTTAAAGAATTTATAGTTGGAGATACTTTCACATTAAACCAAGATTTAAATTCAACAGAGATTAAATTTTATTTAACTTCTGATGTTAAGGTTCCTGAGTCATTGAGTAAGTATAAAGTAGTTTTCTTTTATAATGTTTCTACTATTCCTATTTCTATTTATAGTAGTGGTAGTTTGTTAAGATACTTAAATTCAAATATGCAGTTTAGTTTAAACACTATTACTACTGCAACAAATTTAAGATATATAAATTCAACAGTTAAATACAGTATCACAATAACACCTATTATATACAATAATAGATACATTATATCAAATGCTAAATTTTCTTTATCAGGTTTCACTTATATTAATCCGAACTGTAAAATGACTTTTTGGATGCGAAAATTTGACAATTGGGAGGATTGCAACACTTGGAGCTAAAACCTATTAATTTATTAAACCTACCGATAACTAAAATTACAGGTGAGTTTGTAAAGTTAAATGAAAATAAAAATATAATATTTCCTCAAATACTTAAAATACTAAACTCTGACTTTTCTCTTAATACTTTAGATGTTTATGATGGCTTTTATTTAAACAATAAAATAATCTATATTTATAAACAAACTACCGATGTAGTTTTATATAATTTAAATACACTATATCAAACACCTAATTTTAATGGTTTTTGTGTATTCGGAACTATTTATTATGTGTTTTATCAAAACAAATGTTTAGTAATAGATACTACAACAGATAAAGCTAAAACAATAACTTTAACTATAGATAATGCTAACCAAAACATTATTAAAGTAAAACAGATAACTCCACAACTTTTTGTTATCATAACAAGTAATCCTACAACTATCCACTTTTTCGGTCTTGATAGTGCAGGAGCTATTGCTTCTGCTGATGATGGTTCTACTGTTAATATAAACTCTTTCTCTTACGCTTCATTTTCTAATCCTGTTGTGAATGTAGATTTAATCAGTCTTGAAGATAAATTATTCTTAATTGGAGATGATTTTACAGTTCTTTTAAATATGAAGATAGAAGATATTATTTATTTACAAACTATGAAAACTTTTGATTACAAATACACACCGTTCAGAGAATTTGAAAATGTAGGAATTGTCTTTGTTAGAGAAACTCAATCATTTTTTGTGTTTTATAATACACTTTATAACTCTTATATCTATTTAACTAAAGATATGAAAAACTTTTATTTTGGTAGAGAAACAGTATTCTTAACTCCTAATGTGTGTTTTAAACTCCAAGAAATTAATTTCTATATAATTACTGATATTTTACAGAGTGAGTTTTTAACTACTACAGATTACCACGAAATTAGTTTTAAATTAGATACATCTTACTTAGTTTTTAAATCTGCGATAATAAGAATTCCAGAAGTTCAGAAAACAACTAATGATAGAGTAGCATCATTGACAATTGAGGCAAGATATGACAATGGCTATAATATATGGTCTTATGGAATACTTTACAATAAAAGTAATTACAGATTACTTGCTCGTGGTAATGAGTTTGTCATTACTCTTCATTCTAATAATGCATTAAGAGTAGAGGAGTTTTCACTATGGGTGTAAAGATAATACAAGGTAAGCAAGGTAAGAGTATAAAAGTAATTCAAGGTGTTGTAATATATGTAAAATCTGACAACTCAGTTCAAGCTGAGTTGGTATTAAATGAGAAAGTTATTGACACATCTAATTTTTCTGTTATAATAATATTATCGGAGGTTGATAGTAATGGCAACAAATTTAACTAAATCATTCGCAGATTTGATATCTCCAGTATTTCCAAATCTATATGTAGCATTAGTCAGGCAAGACGGAACAGAGTGTCAAGGTGGTGGTTATCAAAGAGTGCAATTCGGACAAGTTCAAACAAGTGAAGATAGTAATTATATCTATATATTTAATACTTCACAAATTACATTTGTTCTTGCTACATCTGATATAGCACCTCTTAACAACCTTGTTTCAAAAGTGCAACTTTACAATGGTTCTAATTTAGTAGCTACTGTAGATTTAGTAGAAGCTAAACCATACTTAAATCAAGACCAGTTTATTATTAACACTAACAGCTTAGTAATAAAAATACCAAAAGCTAATACTTAGGAGTAGTTTTGAGTAATATAGTTTTAACTGATAAACAGTCAACTATTTATAATACATTCTTTGATGAACCTGATACACGATGGATTTTATCTGTTGGTGGTAAAGGTTCAGCAAAAACTACTGTATCTGTTATTATCTTACTGACATTGTTTTTTGATGAAAGATTTAAAAATTCACAGATTTTGATAGCCAGAGAAAGCTTGAGAGATTTAAAGAATACGCTGGTTGCAGAATTTAAAAAGAAGTGTATGGAGATTGGTGCTAAAGAAGATGAGGTTTTCATCGTTAAAGATGACCTGCAATACATAGAAAACCTAACAACGAAAACCAAAATCTTTTATCTTTCTTTATCAGATAGAAACCAGCAATATCGTTCTGTTTTATCTTACGAGTTTAATGTAGTTATAATAGATGAGCTTGACCGTATTAGTGAAGAAGCTTTTGACGAAGTTTCACAAAGAATGAGACTACCACATAAATTTAACAAAGGTTTACTAAACTTGAACCCTGTGCCGGAGACACACTGGGTATATCGCAAGTTCGTAAAAAACGAATTTCCACAGACTAAAGTTATCAAAACGAGTTCTTATGATAACTTTATAAAAGTAAAAATACCAATGCATATATTCACAAGTAAAGCAAAACCTTACACATACGAAGAGAATGAGTATTATGTAATAGATAATACACGATACGCAGTTATCGGTAGAGAAGGAGATTACATACTTGCCAAGAAGTATAACTTAGCACACAGTTTCTATGTTGAAATGGAACATAGAAACTTCGCATTCAAACGAGTTATGCTTCACGGTGAGTGGGGTTCTGCTTATGTAGATGATGGACTATATACATCTACATTTACAGAAGCTAATGTTTTCAAAGGTGTTATAACTCCTAAAGACTTACAAGTTTTTTATAAACCTTACGCAGGTTTAGACTTTGGTTTTAGAAGACCTGCATTTGTTCTACTTGCTGAAGATGAGTGGGGAAGATTGATAGTCATTGATGAATTACTTGGAGAGAATATATCTACTTTACAATTTATAGATACAGTAAGACGAAGATTAAGAGAAAAATGGCGTCTTGATGCTTTACAGGTAGAGTGGTATGGAGACATCGCAGGAAGACAAGCATCACAATCAGATGGAGTTTCAATAATAAATAGAGTAAGACAAGATTACAATATTAACATCATTACCAACAAGGTTCCTATTCTTGATAGTGTTGGTTTAGTAAGAGAGTTATTAGATAAAGATATTCGTAATCAGAAAGCTTTACAAATATCTCCTGATGTGCCGATTACTATGGCTGGTTTTCTCGGTGAGTTCAAGATGGACGACATCGGGAGACCAGTCAAGGACGGCTACTACGATCACATACACGATGCACTGCGTTATGTGATTTGGGGAGTATCAAGACAGAGAAACAATAGTAAGTTTAAAATAGTTGCACCTGAATATTGACAAATCTAAAAATTGGATTATAATTAGTAGTAAATTTACTAATTGAGATTGAATTTCAGATTGAATTTTAATTGGAGGTATAGAATGGACGATTTACAAAAGCTCTTAAAAGAGCTTGAAGAATTAACGAAAGAAACAGAACCAAAGACACAACCACAACCACAAGCACCATCTCAATCACCACAACCTTCTCAATCACCACAAGACAACACATCTAATAATTCCTCAGGAGTAGAGGAACAATTTAGAGCTTGGAAAGAAATTGGTCTTATTAGATTTGGTTCACAATACGGACACTTGAAAAACTTTTCAAAGATTTTAAATTTAGTGATACCTAAAGCAGACCAAAGAGTATTGTCAGATATCCAAGCAGGTAAAGTTGGAGATGAGTATTTTGACTATTTAGAGAAAGCTTATAATGAAACAATAAAAGAGATTGCTTCATTTTCTAAAGATATAATCTCTTCACAACTTCAAACAAGCAGACAGAAGACAGCACCATCACAACCACAAACTCCATCTTACTCTATGGAAGAATTTAATAACGAGTATAAGAAATATCTTGAAAAGACTACTGCTAAAGAAGTAGCACAAGTAGAATTTTTAGACGGTATAGTTGATGAAAACGGAAAAAGAAGAAAGACAGGAATACCTAAAGCATCTATTTACGAAAATATACCAGCAGAAATTTAACTAAACGGAGGTTAGAGAATAATGGCATCAACAGGAATTTTTTGGCAATCAGTAGCAACACCACAACAATCATCTTTCACATCGGACATCTTCTTTGATACTGGAGACGCAGCACCAATCACAAGAGCAGAGATGAGTAAAGAACTGATGAAGAAGGTAATGCCAGAAATTACCTTCAGAAAGTATGCATCAAAGTTCACAAACTTCGGACAAAATCAAGGTAAGTATTTAATTGTTCCGAAAAAGATGACAAGAGGTTATGATACTTTATGGAAGAATAACATCGGAGAATTTGACCCACTACCAGACCAAACAATGTCATACAAAACATCTGATATTCAAGTAGATGAAAGAGGATTTAAGATACCTTTCACATTGCAAGCACAGATATTTTCATCTTTTGACATTGTTTCAGAAGTAAGAGAACAGTTATCTGATGGTGTGATAGCATCACTTGAAAGAGATTTAATTGAGAATGCATTTGGTTATCTTGATGTGCTTGGATTGAATACTTCAGATAACGGTTTAACAGTTCAAACTGGAGTGTCTGTATTTCCTGATAAAACATTTTCACAAAATACAACTCCAATAACAATTAAACAACAAGATATTTCACAAACTAAGTTCGCACCACTTACTTTAGACACTATCTTAAACTTCGCAAAAGCTCTTACTGATTTAAATACTCCATCTTACGATGGAAAAGGTTTCGGAAACTATCTTGTAATCATTAACCATCAAGCACAAAACGATTTAATGAGAGACCCTGACTTTAAGACAATGGTTTCAAGAATGGGAGATAAAGACCGTATCTATAATGGTTATGTAGGAATGTTCTACGGTCAAGATATTATTCTTGATAAAGGAAAATGGATTGATTTATTCTTCGCAGACGCACAATCGGCAGCTAAAGGAAAAGCTATCGCAATCTTTTTATCAAAAGATGCAGTAAGAGAAGCGATAGTAAGACCAGAGCAAGTTCTTCCAGTTGAAAAGGCAGACTTCGGAAGATTTATGTCTATTGCTGTAAACACTATCAGAGGTGAGGTTCCTACTTGGTTCGCAGCAGAAGGACAACCTGCTGGTGGTGTTCTTCTTGGAGCTTAATTAATGACTAATAAAGAGTTTTTAGACTTCGTCATAAGAGACAAAAAAGTTCCTTATGACGATGCTCTACTCTCTCAAATACAAGATTACTTTAAAGTAGCTATTCAAGACTTGGAGACAAGGATAGATTTCGCATATAATCATCGGACTTCCTTGTTCTCTGTTCTTAAAAATAACTACTTCATACCTCTCACTGATAACATCAAATATATAAAATCAGTATTTGATAAGACAAGAAAGATGGAGTTATTTGGAGATAAAGATACTAAATCTTTCTTTTTATTATTTGATGCAGATAATAAAGGATATCCACAAAGATACTACTACGATGCTGTAGATAAAAAACTTTACTTTTCTTGTTCTTTAGTTGATAATAATGAGTATGTAGTTGACTACTATGTATATACATATGATAATGATACTTTATTATCTCCTGATAACACACACCCACTACTAATTGAAAACTTTGAACTTTTAAACATTACTTTAGGAATGTTAATAGAACGATTTTATACAGCTGATTTAAACTTAGATATTAAATTAAAAGAATACTTAGAAATCAACGAAAGAGCAAGACAAGAAAAGAGAAAATACAGTAAAACAACAATCAGAATAGATAACCCGAGGTATTAATTATGAGTGATAATGTAGGAGTAGTTATACCACCTACGACACAAGAAGCTTACAATGTAATTAAAGGTGTTGAAGGACAAGTTGGTAATATTGCATCAGCAAAATATAATATAGAAGCACCATATTTAAATGAAGCGTTATCTATATTTCGTAGCTTTCCTGATAAAGTAAATCAATTATTTGGTAATACTTCAACCAGTATAACAAATAGATATTCAAGTTTGTTTAACAATATCCAAACTCAAATGAGTAATCAGTGGAGTAAATCTGCTTTAGGTTTATCTGCAATGGGAATGTATAACACACCAGCAACTCAGATAACTCAATCAGACATAGTAAGTAAACTATTCGGTAGTGTTGCTGAAGAAGAAACTCAGGCTTTAAACAATTTAGATACAGCTAAATTACAAAGTCTTTTAGACTACTATAGTAAATCACCACAAGTATTATCAGCATTTGGAGAAACTTTCTCAGGTATAGACCCGACTATAAACCAGTATAATATGCAACTTCAATTAGCAGGTATATTGAATGGTTTAAATACTGCTTTATATCCAAAGATGTCTCCTCTATCTCAATTAGGTAATTTGTTAACTACAGGACTATTAATGTCTAAAGGACTACCGTCTTGGAATAGTGTAAAAAGTGGTCTTAGTAGTATCTTCGGAGGTGGTGGAACTCCTACAGATGGAGATATTGGAGGAACTCCTACAACAGGTGGAGATGTTGGTGGAACTACTCCTACAACAGGTGGATATACTGGAGGAACTCCTACAGGTGGATATACTGGAGGAACTCCTACAACAGGTGGTTATGCAGGTGGAGATGATGACTACTATAGTGGTGGTGATGACTACTATGGTGGTGATGATTTTGACGATGAAGATTATTTCGGAGATTAAATATCTTTAAAGGAGTAAAAAGATGGGTATAGCAATATTAAATCCTCAAGGTTTCAGTGAATTAAGTAAGCATTCAGGAAATCCTTTCTTAGATGCTATGACTGATTTACAAGGATTTTTTCAAACCTTAGGTATATATCAACAAAATAAAGAATACATTGACAAATACTCCGACCATAGTCTTTCAGATTTGAAAGATAAAGTAAAATCAATTTTACCTGATGCTGTAGATGAGAAAGGTAATATAAACTTTTCAAAACTACAGGAATTAGCAGGACAAGGTAATGATATCGCAAGCAGTATATTAGATATAAAGAAACAAAGAGAAGCATTCGCTAATGCACCTTTATCAGCAAAATTTGAAGCATTAAAAAATCCTCAAGCTACAGATATGTTATCAGCTAATATTATAGACAAACAAGTTAAGTTGAAAAAGAAGATGCAGTTAATAGATGAAGTAATCAACAAATCTAATTTACCACCAGACCAAAAAGCTTTGTTTTCTGCTTTTAAAGAAGACCTCGCACAAGATCCACAAAAGTTAGGTGTTATATTACAACTATTCGCACTATCTTTAAACAATAATAACACCAACAATAACCAGAAATAAAGGAGTTAGTATGAATATCTCAGCTTTATTTAAACTCTTGAGTAATACTGGAACTAAATTTAATTTTGAAAATGTGTCTAATCTTGTTAAAAATAACAAAGGAAAGATTACAGTAGGTAGTGGAATTTTAGGTTTAGGTTATTTAAAAACAAAAGAAGATGAAGAAGATAACAAACAACAACCTACAACAACTGCAACACAGAAAACACAACCAATAAAACAAGAACAGAAAAAACCACAACCGAAAGCTCAAGAAAAGAAACCACAGAAACAAACTAATAAACCACAAGAACAGAATAATAAATCTTTACCACCATTAAATCAAGTATTACAAAACCTACAAACTCCGACACAGACACCTACAAATAATGATACAGGTTCAGGAGACAGCTCTTTTAATGGACTACAAGAAGAATTTAAAAATTTATTTAGTGAATTAGATAAGTATAGACAAGCATATGACACTGCACTTGAGAAACATATGCAAGCAAACGAATTATATGAAAAACAATTATTAGCTACTTTACCGATGATGTCTTTATTACTATCTAAAACTCCACTTAACAATATGACTAATGAAGATTTAATACATCATACTACACAGTTATTTACATCAATGCCATATGCTAATGCTTTAGAAAACTTTTCAAAATTGACTAAAGGTTATTATCTTGCTAAAATGAATAATGTAAATCCATCAGAGTTATCAACAGGAGATATAATAGCAATAGCAGATAATCCTGTATTAGCTAAATCTGCAGATGAGAATTTAGCAGGGTATTTAGAACAAATCGGAGAAGTTTTAAAACTAAAAATGAAATCAAACTTAGATGAGATTGGAGCATTGAAAGATGCTTTCTCTACATACAAATCAGAACTTGATGAAAAAGCCAAAATATTAAAAGACTTAATAGATATGAAAAAAATAGAAACGATGCTTGGTATAGGTATATTTAAAGCACAAACTCAAGCACAACATTACCAAAAGTCAGATGAAATTAAAGAAAAACATTATAAAGCTATGGAAAAAATAAATGAAAAGAAAACAGCATTAAAAGAAAAAGAAATTGAAAAGAAATATAACACACCGAAAACAACCAAGAAAGAAGACAATAATAGTGTCATACCTAAAACTAAGGAGTAGAATATGGATATAGGAAATTTTATTAGAAATGCAGGTGAAGAAGTAGTCGGAATAGGAACTGATTTAGTGGATTTCGCTGTAAATGGTGTTAACTATGTCTATCAAAAAGCTACTGGTAAAGTATTAAATAAAACTCCTTTTCACGCTAAAGTTTGGTTGAATGATACGACATCAGAACATTTACACTTTAAAACTTTTCATAATATACCAACAACAAAAGAACTAAAAAATCCACAGAAAGCTAAAGAATATACACTAAAAGCAATAAGAAATAACGATAACGAATTATTACAAACTACTTTCTCACATTCTTTAGAAAATCCACAATCGGCTAATGTTGTTATCCAGACAGTTAAGAATGATTTTATTAATAGAATAAATACTACTTTAAAAAGTAAAGGTTCACCGCAAGATGCTATTATCAGTGTTAGAGAATATAACCTGTTAAAATCTTTAATAAAAGCAAATCCACAGCTTAAATCTCAATTACCAGAAATAGTTAAGTTTGAAAGTGATTTAAATAATACAGCAAAGTTGAAATCAGACCCGAAACTTAGAACTGTGAAAGATACTATAGACCATTATGAAACAGTTAATACTTTTATAGATATAGCTAATGGTGTATCTATTCTATCTTTAGGAGCAGGTAAAGTTTTAAGAGTAGTTGCTAAAACTCCTGTTGCTAAAGTAGTTGCTAATGCAGTAATCGGAGCGAGTTCAATCACTCCTGTAGCAGGTGGTTTATATAGAGCAGACGCAAATAAAGAAAGTGTGGTTCATACTTTATCTCCTTTAGATTTGGCTATCGGTAGTGATGTAGTTAAAAGTGTTAAAGATATACCAAAAGAAATTAAAACATTACCGGCTTACGAAATGAAAGAAAAATTGAAAAGTAAAGACTTTAATCCGACAGAAGCGATACTGGAACACTACTCAAAAAGTAGTAAATTAGATAAATCAGAAATAACAGAATTTAAAAAAGATTTGTTAGAAGCGAAAAACATAGAAAATAAAACATTAACAAGTAAGATAGGTCATCAACTTAGCTTAGTTTCAAAAATAGTTTCTAAAGGAATGGGAGAAAGAGCAAATGTCATTTTAAATAAAATATTATCAGTAAAAAGTAATGAAGAAGATATAGTGAAATATGATAGAGCAATAACTGAAGCATTCCTTGATTACGAACCTATTAAAGAGTTAATCACTAAAACATTCACTAAAGATGGTAAGATTGTGATAGATGATATGAGTAAGTTAGAAACAGAACTATTAAAACTGGCTGAAAAAGATGAGACAGTAGCTAAGTATTTACAATACGATAGACAGAAAAATCTACTATCAGAAATACACCAAGCAATAGAACACGGCAACTCTGAGATAGTGATAGGTAAATATAACTCTGATGTTATAAAAGTAGATGAAAATAACATAATACAACCACCAGTAGAAAATCATTTAATAAACTTAAAAAACAGTTCTTTACAAGATATAATAGACTTAGCAGAGGAAGAGTTTAAAAAAGGTAATCTAATTACTGTTGGATATAAAAGAGGAGAAAAGTTAATAACTAAGACAATAAGACCAGTAAATCACCCAGCATCAACGAACTTCAGAGTAGTTAAAGGTAAGTTTAATGTTTTAAAAGATGGAGAATGGCACGAGATTGAAGATGAGATACCAGTTCCAATTACAAGAACTCACGAGTTTGAAAGTGTTTTACAAGAGTATGTTAAAAATAAAGGTTATGAAGATATTAAAATAAACGATGTCTTATTCTATAAATCAGGACATAGTGTTTTAACTCCTAAACTTGAGAACATATCTAATGAAGTCTTGAAAGCAGAAGACAAACTGTTGAAAGATAAAGAACTTAGTAAATCAGAATTTGAAAATCTTGTAAAAAATGCTTACGATAATGGTTTCTTACATAAAGCAGTAGAGACAGAAAAAGGAAGAGTAGATATTGGTATAGACCACTACCTAAACTCTAATCCTTCAGAAGTGATAAATGCTATTAAGCATAACATAACAGAACATATGAAAACAGTAGTATCAAGAGATAAAGAATTAGGAGATATAACAGAGCATTATATATTAGACCAAGAAAGTCATACAATCAATCTTTTAAATAATAGATTAAAACAACTTGAAGAATTTTCACAACACTATAACACTAAGACATTAAATAAAGAAGTGTCAGAACTAAGAGATTTAGTAGGTAGATTTAAAACAAGTGAAGAAGCAGGTTATAGAATGGATAACTTACCAGAAATGATAGATAACATAGTTAGTAAAATGAACGCTACTTCAGACTTGTTAGAAAAATCAAATAAAGTAGAGTTTAATGTGTTTGATAACTATGACAACTTTAAAAGTTTCGCTACTTTAAAATACATTACTCCTACTTTAACCAACTTAAAAGCATTACCTTCACTCCATAGTTTCGCAGGTTTCTTGGAAGACTTAGAAAAACGAAATCCAAACGGACTTAACGAAACACAGAAATTATTAAAGAAATTTTTAGACTTAACATTAGGAAGAAATATTACACCATTAGTAAAGTTCCAAAGAGCATTTGGTAATTTACTAACTCTTCTAAATCCAGCAGTAGCTTTAGGGAACTTTGTAGCTACTTTTCAATCTCTACATATGTTAATACCAAGTTTAGATATTGCTAAAATATCTGAAATCAGTAGTGCTTGGAATAAAGAGATGAAAAAATTTATCTATGCTGAAGGTGTTTATAAATACAATCTCTTTAATCCAATATCATCTCTAACTGAAGGTGTATTAAAAGCACACTTAATAGCTAACTTCAAGAATGATGAAATATTTGAGAAAGCTGTTGAAGACTACTGTAAAAACTTAGAGATTAAAAACAAAGATTTTATCAATGGAATGAAAGCATTTTATAACGATAGAAGAGAAGAGTTAGCAGATGATTTAATAAATTATGTTTCAGGTTTAGATGGAAGAGCTTTACAAACAATGACTTTAAACGCTGCTAAAGTTGGTGAGAATATAATGCCGTGGTATAAGTTTGTAGCATCTCCTTTAGCAGTTGCTACTCAGATAATAAAGAATTGGAAAGATGCACCAGAGTATATAGCAAAATATGGTATCGGAAAAACTATCGGTAAGGCTGTAGGTTTTTCTACATTCTCAGCTATAGCACTTGGTTCTCAAGCAGTTCCTTTCTTAGCACCAGCAGAAACTATTTATACTTTAGTATCACAATTTGGTAATACTCTCGCTAATATTCTCGGAGAAGAAGATATCTTTACAGATAAAAACTTTTCACAACTTGTTTTAAAAGAGTTAGATTATCGTTATTTAAAATCAGGTTTATTAGACCCGAACGAGAAAATTAATTTTTATACATCTTTCGGTTCTTCTTTATTACAAGCTATAGCTGGTGCAGAAGCTACAGGTTGGGATACTAATCCATTCGTTCACTACTTAAAAGTTGGTTTAGACTTAATATCTAAACTTGGAGCAAGTGGAGTAGTATCACCAACAGCAGGTTCTTACGCAGCAGATATTCCAGTTCCTGCTTTATCAATGATACAGACTTTAGTTAAGAAGACTGTTAACGCTACAGATGATACAACAAAAGCTACTGAAACTTTAGTAGCATTAGCTCAAAATATTCCATTAATTAATGGAATATACAAAGAAGTTGCAGGTAGAACTTTAGTTAAAGGAGTCAGTGAGACAGGTAAAGAAGATATATGGCAACCATCTCTACCTGAAGAACTGTTAAGTAAAGAAGGACAAGGATTACTTGGAATAGCACATCTTGTTGGTTTCATAGCACTACACGGTGATACTATATTCAACGGTGGTTTGGTGCAGAAAGCATATCAATTAATGAGATATGATTTAGCAAATGATGAAACTAAAAAAGATTTATTCTCTCCTGTTCGTAATCCAGCAGGAGTAGAACATTATTTAAGTATGAACTTTAAAGATATTAAAGTATTTACTGATAACAATCCAGACGAAATCATCGCTACTTTAAGATATATTCCAGAAAATAAACTACCTGATGTTAAAGATAGGTCAATTAATTTAATGACTAAAAACTCCAAAGAAATGACTAAACTACTAAAGAAAGAGGAGTATAGTTATAGTGATGTGAAAGAAATAAAAAGAAGATTTAAAGCTATACAAAACTTTTTAGTAGTAAGTGATTACTTAGGTTGGTATAATGATAAAGAACTTGATGATTTAAAAATGGCTTATAGTCAACTCTATAAAGTGTTGCAAAATAAACAAATTGATGTAGATTATAAAGATATCATAAAAGCAAAACGCAAACTACAGGAGAAAAAATAATTTGGAATTATCTGTTATCTTATCAGTGCTTGGTATAATACAGATATTAGCTTCTCTTATTTTAATACCTACTGCCAAAGCTATCTGGGGAATAAACATCTATATAGAAAAAGATAAAATCGTAAAAGAAATGATGTTGAACGATATTGCAGAAATGAAAAAAGAAATAAAGGAGATTAGTAATGAATTCAAAAAAGACAATTGAGATTGATAGAGGTGTTTATAAGTTAGTAGTTGAGGTTGAAATGGAAGAAGATATTCCAAACATACCTGACGAAGTTATGACTGAAGTAGTTGAGACTATATCTAACTCAGTAGAAAAATCTAAAAAGAAGAAAAAGAACTAATAGTTCTCGGCTCGTTTTTGATACTTTATATAGAAACCTAATCTGTTGCAATTGAGATTGAATTTCAATTATCAATTAGACTATACGAGCTGAAAAGTTATGGTAAAATATTAGTTATTAAACAAAGGAGTGTAGAATGATTGTTTATGTATGTGATTTATGCAAGACTACTGTTTTATCTGAAGACATCTATTTTATAGAAGCAGTTAGAGGTAGAAATAGACACATATTTGATTTATGCGACAAATGTTATAGGAGACTGTTTAAAGATGTCAGAAAGAGAAAGGAAGATACTGACAACTTAGTCTTAGGAGATTATGAAGATGAAGATGACTACAATACTTGAGATACCTATAAAGAAACAGTTTTCAAAAGAGAAAGAAACTTATCCATATCTTCAAAAGTATATTTTTGGAGAAGCTGTGAAAATATATACTCCGATACTGAGAGGATTTCCAGACTACATCGCAGTGAGTTATAAGGAACCTTACGATAAGATACTGAAACCTTCATTTGTTGAAGTGAAATTAAACAAAGGTAAGTTATCTATACACCAAGAGAAATTTTTACCGTGGCTGAAGAAAGGTTTTGATGTGTATGTGTTTCATATACATAATCAAGAGAAAGGTAGTGTGATACAAGTTAAAGAAGTTGAAATTTGAGACAACCGACCGTATAGGTCGGTTGGTATGGTTAGATACTATCCATATAATCGTAGTATTCGTTTAATTGTTCTTCAGTCATTAAACCGAACCAAGCATTTCCAAGCTTAGTTGATAGTTTTATCTTACGACCACTGAATTCAAATTCCCACTCATACTCTTCTGGGTTTGTGTCCCAGAAGTCCTCTTGTGCTACGACATATATCTTGTTTTTATATGCATCTGTCAGTTCAAAGATAAAGTAATTCTGAACATAACAACCACTTACAAGACCGAACTGTTTATAGTTTCGGTCTCCAAAATCTCCACAACTTACAGGTCTGATGTCTATATAACAAGGTTCCTCAAACTCAAAATTAAACCCATAATACTCACTGTGATTATACAATTCAAAACATACACTCTTTATCATTTTCAAATCCTCCTTTTATTCAAATATAATATCCATATATTCTTTTAACTCTTCTTCATTCATTAACATAAACCGAGCATCTTTAAGCTTAGTTATTATTTTGGTTGTATAATCTTTAAATACAAATTCCCAATCATAATCTTGGAGTTCTCTACCTTGTAAATCTTCTTCTGCTACAACATATATTCTATTTCTACAATCAGATAATAATTCAAAAACAAAACTTTTCTTAGTATCATTATCAAACTTTTTAATAAATATTAATCTAATATATGGATAACAAATTCCGTAATACTCAAACTTGAAACTGTAGTAATCACCTTCATCACAAATATTTAAAATAATATTTTCTAACATAATAACACCTCCTTAAAGTTCTCTTGTCATTGATGATTGTTCTACTGTAATTGTCAACAAATAATAATCACTAATTTTGAACTGTAGAAATTTTACATCAGACTGATAGAGATCCAAATCAAAATTACCAAATTGAATTTCATACTCTTCAGCGTGGAAGTATGATAAATATTTCGGTTCAGTATCTTCACATTCCTCATCTTCACTTGAAGTGTTTAGATTTTCAATAGTGATGAAGATGTGTAAACAATTCTCACTGATATTAGGTGGGTTGGTAAGGTAGTCAAATGACGCCTCTGACAACTTAACATCTACACCATTAATATTTAGGAACTTGTCGTAAAACACAACTGTGTAATCCATTTTCAAATCCTCCTGTAATAAATTTTATTTACATAATAATTATATATAAAAATTTTTAGTTTGTCAATAGATTTTAGATTACAATTTTGTAATCTTTTAAGATTTGGAAATTGTTTTTAATATCTCAGGTTCTTCTACTTCAAGGTCAAAATACTTTATATCTAATTTTGACTTATTACACAGTATCTTCCAAGCTTCTTCCATAGATTGCTTTAGAAGTGTTTTAACTTCTTCTGCTTCTTTCTTATCACATTCAATAATAATCTCATCGTGAATGATATTCACTATCTTTAAAGATGGATTTTTTAACTTTAAAGTTATTAATGTCTGTTTTAACAACTCTGCACCTGAACCCTGTATTTGGATATTAAGAGCTTCATTGAAGGAGTTTGTTCTATATCTCCTTCCTAAGATTGTTTTGTCTTCATAAACTCTTAAAGGATATAAAGCATTTTTCACTCTTTGGTGTTTTGATGCTATCTTAGTATATGTATTTAACCACTTCTGTTTAATCATTTCTCCATCTTCTTCTGATAATTCTATACCTGTGTTTGTGTAAACATACTTGGAGAACATTCTTCCAGACATTCCGTAAAGAAGTCCGAAGTTGGCACTTTTACTTATCTGTCTCTCTGTTTTATTTACATCTTCCATATCTTTAGAGTATATTACTGATGCAGTGAAACGGTGTAAATCTACACCTTCTTGAAATGCTTTAATCATATTATCTTCTTGCCAAATAAGACCAGCAAGACGAAGTTCAATCTGTGGGAAGTCTGCTACTACAAACACTCTATCGTCATCATCTTCAAAACCGAAAATACTTCTCAACTCTCTCGGTATCTGTTGTATATTTTCATTGGAACAAGACATTCTACCACTCTTAGTTCCAACGACATTGAACTTCCCGAACACTCGGTCTTTATTAAATTTCTCAATGAAGTTTAAAAGTTTTGTAATCTTTCTATATTCCAATATTTGTTTAGCTGTTTCATTACCTCTGTAAGCCAAGTCTTGCAACACTTCTTTATCAGCCTTAGAAGTTCCTAAGACTTTAGCTACCTGCTGAGGTGATAGTGGATTAAAATCAAACTTTAAAGATTTTAATCTATTTTCAAGTTCTGATTTTCTTTCTTGGAGTTTTCTTCTATTCACTTTTAAACCGTTTTTATGAATATCCAACATCATTTTGGATACGAATAAATCCATTCTATATATTCTATTGTTGTCAAATAGATTAGGTTCCATTCTTAAGATTGCTTTGTAAAGCTTTGGAAGGTGTAATACATCAGTAGCAGAGTATTCTAACTGCTCCTGTGTAAAGAAGAGACCATCAAAACCTTGTCTCTGCATCTTCTTTTTATCTATCTTTATATCAAGCTTTAACACATTGTTAAGAATATCATATAAGCTGAAATTTTCTTGTTCATAAAAGACATACTTTGAAGCAAGGTATAAGTCATCATAAAAGTTTCTGTCTTTTACATCATCAAAACTTGCACCTAAAACTTCAAAGTCATATAGTAGGTTATAACCTACTATATGTTTAAAACTTTTTAGATACTCTAAAATAGTTTCTCTGGAGATATTTTTAGTATTTACTATAATAACTTTATCTAAATCTTCCTGATACAATTGTAATAAGACAACATCTCCATATAAATTGGTTGTTTCTGTATCTACATATAAAGTCTTATCTCTTGGTAAGTCAGGTAAGTTATTTATTAGTTGATACATCTTTCAACCTCCTTAATAATAATTTATAGTATTTTTCATAATAACTTGAAATAAATTCTTCTATTATGTAAATATCTTCAGGTGCTATATATTCCATCGCTACATCAAAAACAAAGTCTAAATAATCTGAAGTCTTAACTATTTCAAAATACTCTTTCAATAACATTCTACTTGCGAAATAGCTATCATAATCAGTAAATTCATCTTGATAATCACTAAAAATTCTAATTAAACCTTCAAGAGTTTTATAATTCTTCATTAGAAATCTACCTCCCCTATTTCTTCATTAGTTATTTCTTCGGGTTTATCACTACTTTTAAACTCTGGAAGTCCACCAGTTGCTAACTTTTCAAATATACTTAGTGATGTTTTAAGGTCATATTTCTTTTTGATAAGTGCTTTATATAAATCAACAAAAGTGTTCCAGAGTTTTTCTGATACTTGTGTCTTATTATTAAGAAGTCTATTTACATCTGTGTCTTTATAAATAGTATCTATCAATACATTATTAGCAAAATAGTAATTACCACTACTATAACGCTTACCAAAACATAGTTTTAACAGTGAACTTTCTTCTTTATCTAAACCTTCCAATGAGACATTACTCTTGGTTAATGCTTGTGATAAAGTGATACCTGATAACTCTTTTCTGTTTGATAATGCTTCTTTTAGTTTATTAGCAGTGTCTAAGATAAAATCTTCAAATGAGTTATCAGATGCTAAGAAGTCTGACATTATTTCTGTTTTCTCAAGTAGATACTCAGAGATTTTTACTATAGTCTCATTTATTTCATCTTCACTAATACCTAAGTCTCTATAAAATATTTTGAATGCCATAAATGAGATTGTTATCTGTGTCAAATGGTCTTCGTAAAGTGTAGATTTAAATCTATGAAATAGACTATCTACTACTTTCTTAGTCTCAGTAAACATACTATCTAAATCAGCAGTTTTGAAAGAGTTTAAGTGCCTAAATATCCAGCCATAGTTTTTAGTTAGTACTGGAAGTATTTCATAATCTATAGCATTCCAGAAGTCTTCTTTAATAGTTTCTTTCTTTAATAAAATAGTGAATACTCTTCTTATCAATCCTTGAGCTTCTTGGAAGAGTTTCTCAAGGTTGAAGTTCTGAGGTTCTCCTGTAAGTATCACAGGAGAACTAATTGGTGGTGCAGTCTTGTATGCATCAGCTTTCACTGATGCATTTGCTATATGATATAACAAATTACGCATCTTCTCAAAATTACTACCACGAGATACTACTTCATCAATTATAATCGGAGTTTTTATCACTCCGAATTGGTTTTTAATCCTCGCCTCTGTTATAGAACCAAAAGAAAACTCTTTCGGTTTTCCATAAAGAGCAAGTGATAATATACTTCTCTTTGTTTTACCTACTCTACTCTGACCTTTCAGAGCAATTATTGGTGTTAAAAGAAAGCCTGTGCTTTCTTTATACCAATCAAGTAGTAGGTGAGATAAAGAGAAACTCACTAAATAAAGTGATAATGGTTCCTGAAGTTGAAATAACTTTACATAAGCTTCCTTCCATCTCTCATAATTACCTTTTCTTGCAGGTATGTAGTCAGCTAAACTATTATTATCTTGAAAGTAGCCGTAGAGAATGCCGAACAAATCTTGTTCGGATACATTCTCGTTAGCGACTACAATCTCATAATCTTTAACATTGAACTTCTTTCTATATCCGACAAAATCAACTTCTATAAAGTTGGTTTTGTCAAAACTGAGATTATAAAGATATTTTTCTATTAGATTTCTAAATCTTCTTTTATCAGCAATAGGTATTATGTTAGCTATAATAGAAAGATTAAGACCACCATCAGTTTTGTTGTCTTTTGGAACTATATAAGTCTTGTTATCAACAAGTATTTTCAAATAGTCAATTGTTTCTGATGGCATAATCTTTCTTAACACTTTCAATATTTTAAACTCTTTACATATCTCAATTAATAACTCATTACCTTCTTTATCAGTTTCTTGAGCGAACCATCTTCCGTTTCTGATGATGAAACCATCTATATTTACATTGAACTTAAAACTGTCTCTAAACGGGTGTGAAATTATGTTCCCATCTTTCTCTCGGAAGATAGGACATTTTTCACATATACCACTGATGTATAAAGCACGACAAGAAGGTAGTATTAACTTGTCATCTTTCAACACCCACTTTAAAGAATACTGAAACTGTTTTTTAATTTTGTTAATATTAGCATTTGAATATGTAGAAGATTTCTCAACAAATTCATCATAAATTCTCTTCTTCTCTATCTCTGTATCAGCTAAAATATATTTAGCTGCGTATAACATACTCATATATAACCATTGTCTATATGAATGTGTCTCCCAAGTGTTATCCAGAGTTTGGAATGCAGAACAATGCGACAACACATCTTCAAATTCTAATCTATCTGGAATGATGTAATCATAATTACTTTTTAACTTCTTAGTATCAAAATCTCTTAATGCTTTTACAGAATAAAGAGTTTGATTATAGACATAGCATTGTAAATCGTTATTTACAATGCGTGTCATAGCACCAAACAGGTCAATCTTATCTATAAAAGTAGCTTTGGTTCTAAACTTAAATTTATTTAATAGAGCAACAAAATTCTCTATTAAATTTCTATCTTTTCTTTCTATGAATTCATCTGCTAACCAGAAGAGATGCCAACCTTTAAAGGTTCGGTGTATAAGGTTTGGCAAATACTCTCCGAAAGTGTTTTCTATCATTAATACCAACTCTTCCAGAGGATATGCTGTATCTATATCTGCTCTTGCTAACACTTTTGATTTCTCAAAGTTCTGATATGATTGGTTATTATTTGAGTAAAGAGATATAGTAAATCTGAGTTCTCTCCAATCTTCAGTTGCTAATGAGTTAATGATGTTTTTAAAAGAGTTAAGAGTAGTTGATGGAAATAAATCTCTCATTGATGTTAGTTTATTATTGAAAAGTGCTACTACCATCGGATTGAATGAGACAAGTGTAAAGTCTGTTTGATGTGTAATCTGTGCTGTTAAATCTGACGGTTCAAACTTCTTAACATTCTTTTCAAGTAGTCCTAATGTATCTACAAATTCGTAAAATGATAATGTAGGAAAATTTATATTCTGTTCCATCTCAGTATCCTCCGATTATTTAAACAAATTTACAAACTTTCTTAAATTGACAACTTTTACAAGTTTCATTAATAACTCCTACAGGTGGAAAATTATCGTTTAAAACTGATTTCTCTACATTACTAATTATACTATGTAAAATATCTTTATTAATAGGTTTTATCTCCATTACTTGAATGTGTGTTGGTGTCAAGTAATGGAGATAATATGCATCTGCTTTATTTGTCAGTGAATATAAAGAAATCTGTAGATTATATTTAGCATTCTCCTTTACTGATGACCTTGTTGTTTTAAAGTCTATCAGTATTCTTTTCTTACCTTCACGAGCAATCAAGTCAATATAACCTCTGAGTTTTAAGTTGCTATTTAACTCCATCTCAAAATATTCCTCTGAACCTTCTGGAACTAATGTCTGAGCTACTTTATTATATAAAGTAAGGTAATGGTCTGCTTCTTCTATTGCTTCGTCCAGAAGTAAAGGATTGATGTGTTTAAAGTCTTCTACTGATAGTTTCATATAATCAGTTGGTTTTAAATAACCATCTTTATTATTTAACTTGTCTTTAAAGTATAACTCCAAGCATCTATGCACCAATTTACCTGTAATTAATGCTGTGTTTTCTTGTTGTGGTATCTCTACTTTATCTATATACTTCAGTTTGAAAGCTACTGGACATTGAAGATATAGATTAATACCGCTTGCTGAAATCTCTAACATATTAATCCTCCTTGCGTAAGTAGCCATAAATTTTACCTTTATTTAAGATAATATTATATACCTTGTAATCAATTGTTTGTTGGAATAATTTATAGATTGATACTTTCTTTTCTTGTCCTGTCCGATAGACCCGAGCCAGTGATTGCTGGTAGTCTCGGTATGTCATAGGTAAAGATAGATATACAACATTTGAGTATCTCTGAAGGTTAGCACCTTCCTTCAGAGCGTATGTTGTAATTATTGGTTTATTTTGTTTTCTCAGTGCATCATCAAATTCTTTCTTATATTCTCCTGTAATCATATACACCTTGTCTTTCAGGTGTTTCTTTAACTCCATTACAGGGTCTTTAAACAGAGAAAAAACTATAGTCTCTGGATTATCTTCAAGAAAATCTACTATCCATTGGAACTTTTCTTTTG